TATATTAAATAATATATGTGATGAATATATATATATTAGTGATAAATATAATAAACTATGTAGTACTGTTGCATTTAGTAATTGGTGTAATATAGATTGTGGTGTTATAGATAATTGGAGACTGAATAAAGAGTCAAGTCCTAAAAGTTATGAGATTTGGCAAAAATTGCAAGGAATCCGTAAAGATTGTATCAAGGATAGAGCATACGACAATAAATCCCCTGTCGGTGCTATGTTCGTTGGTAATAATGAATTTGGCATGAATCAGCCGGGAATTGGCTACGAGGCTACACAAGCAAGAGCGTTAACCGCTAATGAATTGCCGCAGTTAGGTGGTGCAAATAGTCAGAAAATTAAAGCATTATCGGATAACAACATGGTTGATAATGCCAAGTAATTGTATATACAACATACACAATTTTAATCCCTTGATTTACAAGGCTTTGAGAGCTACTGAATTATTACAACTATGCACAAAACAGTTGTTTAGCGAAGAGTTGAAAGCATAGAAGTAAATTGTATATGCAATAGATACAATTTAAAATGCTTGATGGTTGAGAGCTGAGCAGTGCACGTATTGGGTGCCCTGGGGGTCTATATGAAAAGCGACAAACCGCCCCACTTAGTCCCCAAAATATCCGCCAAAACAAAAAGGCTCTTACCCATACTTTAAATACGCCAAGCAGTATTTATTATTATAACATAAGTTATATATTAATTAAACAACATACACAATAATAATATATATACATACAACTACGATAAAATATTAGTTATATATAATATATAACAGTAAAGGAGCTGACAGTGATGAAATTAACAGGATTTGAGTCTAATAAAATTAATTCCGAAATGGTAAATCACCCTAGCCACTACAATCTGCCTGACCGTAAAGAGTGCATTGATGAAATGATTGACATTTACGGACTTAAGGATGCGGCAAAATGGTGTGAGATTACTGCATACAAGTATAAATATCGAGCCGGACACAAAGGTTCTGTAGCTGAGGATATGAGCAAGGCAGAGTGGTACATGGATAAAGCTCGTGAACTTAAGTCTAAGCGTAGATGGGAGATTTTCAGTAAGATTGCTGATAGATACTTACCAATATTCATTAAAGGCATTTTTGCATGGATTATGTTGTTCTGTATGCTTCATGCGATACTCTTTTCTGACCGATGCTCGATGGCTGTCTCGATAGTGTTTTTGGCTCTTGCGTGTATAGCCGAGTCAATATTGAAAGAAAATGAGGTGTAAATCATGTTTGTACTAAAAATTGCAACAACAATATGGCTGGCATTAATTGCGCTCGGAATGACAAGTGCTACATTAAACGAAAAAGAGACAGTTACCACAAGGCTCATTAGCATTGCTATAATGTTCGGTCAGATACTTGCCATAGCTTTCATGTGGCAGTAAATATAGGGCATTCGCCAAGCGGTAAGGCACGGGATTTTGATTCCCGCATTCGTTGGTTCAAATCCAACATGCCCTGTTCGGGGTTTACTTGGTTCCCCGACATTGGACTTAGTAGTTCCTTTCACCCTCATAGTGGAAAGCTGTTAAGAGCCGTCACAAGGCTCGTGAGGGTTTAATCGTGTATAATCCCACAATACACGAGCGTGAAAGCCAACCTGTCGTAAAGACATCTGTAATAGGCAGAGTAGACATATATACCCCCTTTAATTAATTGTTAAACTAGGGCAACTCAAATTAGTGAGTCTTAGGTGAGGTGCAATCCCTCACATGTCCTTTGCTGTAGGTTTCGTTAGTTCTTTTCCTACAGCACATACAAATTTATATCTCCGGAGGGTGTAGCCACTCCTTAGACTTCACCCTCATTAACGGCATGTAGCTCAGTGGTAGAGCAGTCGGCTAATAGCTGATTTGTCGTGGGTTCGATTCCCAACCTTGCCGATTAAACAGAGTAAGCATTGGTGCAGAATGGTGGTTCGAGTCCACCTGTGAGCATAACTCTAGCGAAAAAGGTACTCACCGCTTCTTTCCTAATGTCTTGGCGATACAAAGAAAATTCGGGGTGAACGGCAACGATTGGTGGTGTTGCGGCAGACTGTAAATTTGTTCCCACGTGGTAAACGATAGAGGTTCGATTCCTCTTTCACCCATTTGCAGATATGGTGTAATGGTATCACAGGAGATTGCTAATCTCTCTAACGAGTAAAATCGTTATCAAGGTTCGAGTCCTTGTATCTGCGCTAGTCGGGGGGACACCGACTATTGATGTGTATGCAAAAGGGTAAGCAACGAATGGTCAGGAGACAGGCATATGGATTAAAAACATTTGGGTTATGCCTATGGGTTCGATTCCCTCCAACGTAAAGAGTGCACGCTTTATGTGTGGTTCAAATCCACACCACATCAATCATACGCCGGTTTAGTGCGAGCTGTTATATCTTGAATAGCGGTTGCGTAATGCTGACGGAGGCCTGCAATATAGCAGTTTCGGAAAAGTAAAAGAAAACACACAAAAACAAGTTGCTAGTAGGTACGCGCGACTGAAAGCAATGGGGTGAGACACTTCAAAATTCTGTAATGTGTTTTGGGAAACCTTTTGATGGAGTGTATCTTGCCTTTTCAAAAATTCGGTAAAATCAGTTGCCTAGTGATTGCAACACGAAAAGCGGAACCGTGACCGCCTGACAGCTGTTTTTATATAAATCACGGAGTTATCGGTACGGAGGTAATTTATGAATTTTAATGAACTTTTTGTAGACAAATCAAAGACACTTATCATAAACACTGATTTAGCGCTTGTTTTAGGAGATTTAAACGAAGCAATAGTGTTAAATCAATTAAATTATTGGCTGGGAATTAACAGAAAAGCCGGTAAAAATTTTATTGACGATAGATATTGGGTATATAACTCTTACAGTGATTGGAAAGCTAAAGATTTTCCATATTGGAGTGAAAAGACAATACAGAGAACATTTACAAGGCTTGAAAATAAAGGAGTCGTTGTATCTGCTAATTATAACAAATTGGGTATTGATAAAACAAAGTGGTACACAATAGATACTGAAAAATTACAAGAGCTTGTGGATGAATTTAATTCCGATGAGGACAAAATGACAAATCGACAAGACAATATGACAGACCGACAGGACAAAATGACCTGTCGAGAAGGACAATGTGACAGACCATTACCAGAGATTACTACAGAGAATATAAACAGAGACTATAATTCAGAGATTACGGGAGAGGTACATACATCTGTTTCCGAGAAACAGACGGCAAGAGTTACCCAACAGGATATGCAAGCAAAGAAAGATGATATGCTCTATAGATTCTCTGAAATCTGCGACAACAACATTGAAAACAAGACAGTCGGAGAAGTAGTCAAAAACGCATTTTGCAGATACATGAACCTGTACGAAACATATTTTTGCAAGGTTCACCCAATCTTGACCGATAAGGCACTGACTAATGTATGCCTGTCACTTTCTAATGTGACCGATACGGAGCATAATCACTTTGAGTGGACAGATGTTTACCTAACAGACGAAACAGGGCTTACAGGGCTTGATAGAATGGTTAATGAGCATTTCAGACGAACACATAGAAGAGAGACTAACTACTCGATAACGCATTTTGCTAAAAGCGACTATCTGCTACAGTTGGCGCAAGGCATTATAGAGTATTAAACGGAGGTATAGATATGGCAAAAGGAGTTAAGACGCGAAATATTGATTCATTCCGAGAGGGATTGATGGAATACGCATACGGCAGATGTTCACAGGCGCAAGCAGCAAAGATTGCCGGCATGAGCGTGCCAACATTTAGGAAGTACGCAAACATGCATTTTTTAGGTATTGCATTTCCTGACACACTGTTTAAGGCAAAGGAAGAGTGAGAAGCATGTGTGAATTTTGCGAAAATCCTACAAAATGGAATACTGATGATTATAGCTTAGTTCCAAACAGAAACTTATCAGATGGGGTTATGCAAGCGGAAGATAACACGTATCAGATTGGTGTGTTTAACAGTTATTTTGATTTTTGGGAAGTTATGGATATCGATTGTTGCCCTATCTGCGGTAGAAAGTTGGTGGAGGAATGAAAGAAACGATTTTATATATTTCAAAATCAGAACAGGATATACAAAGTTTTCTGAAATATCTTCAATCAAAGCTAGAAGCAGAGCAAAAGGAATGTACCCTAGATGAAAAACACAATATTTTGAAAGTGCCAAAATATTACGATATTGTCGGAAAGAGTGTTCATGGGAATATGCTTGGGGTAGGCTATGGATATTGCAAATATTATTGCTTTTCAGAAGCGTACAGCAAAGGTAAGTATAGCAATACAGAAAATGAAAGGCTTAAAGAAATTCTTATGCACACAAGAGAGGGTGCGAAGGAAATATCTGAACTTGATATTTTACGCATGCTAGGATTGGATTAAAAGGCGGTGGAAGAATGAAACATCAAAAAGAATGGCGCACTTGTGACAGGTGTGGAAAAGAGATAAAAGTAGGGCTGTTGGGCACAAATTCAATCACGAGAAATGGCGTATTGAATACAACCTACGATTTATGCAATGAGTGCATGGAAGATTTTTGGGGGTTTATGAGAAATGAGCATGGCAGAAGTAATTAAATCAATAGAGCGTGAAGCATTTAGAGAAGCGCAATCACACGAAATAGGTGGTAGAAATGGTGAGCCTATAGATTGTTCCACTTTAGAAGATGAACCTGTTATCGAGGCAGATAATGGAGCAGACAAAGAGTAAGAATGTGGAGGACTAGAACGGATGAAGATAATTCAAAAAGGCAACTTAGATTTTGCCAATAAGCCTTTAAAATTCAGTTGTAAAAATTGCTATACCATTTTTGAAGCAAACAATAGAGAATATGAGTATTGTGGCGACCAACGAGAGGGCGATAACTGGAAATGCAAATGCCCTTTGTGCCACAAAACGGTTTATTACAGCTAAATAATGATTGCTGATTATCAGCGGAAAAGAGATTTTATGAAAAAATTTTTTAAAACCATTATTCCCATTATTGTTATTGCTGTTGCACTGATATTATTTTTAAATTGGGCTAATAAAACCGAAAAATACGAATGTGAAATAGAAGAGATACAAAGTGGGATTTATGCTAGATACCAAAGCACAGCTTCAAGTACCCCCGCTTACAACTATGAGATAATTACAGTTTGCATAAATGGACAACTGATAACCTACGAGGGAAGCGTTGAATTTATTTTTGTAGAAAATGAGAACAAAATCGAAGTTACAGAAAAACCTAATATAGTTCACAGCGATAAAGTCATTGTCTATACTTCAAAAGACAGTGTTGAATACTTAGGAACTATAGGAATTGGCAAATAAATATATTACCGGCTAACAAGTAGAGTTAGTCGCTGACCTTAGAAAGATAAAGGTTGATAAAATATAAAAGAAGGCAGAAAGGAATATATCATGGCTGATTTGAAAATATTTACAGAAAACATAGAACATGAAGCATTAAATCAGATATATACGCTTGTAAAACAGCCGGCATTTTCGGATTGCAAGATAAGAATTATGCCAGATGTTCACGCAGGAGCAGGGTGTGTTATAGGATTTACTGCTGATTTAGGAGAAAAAGTAATACCGAACATTGTTGGAGTTGACATAGGCTGTGGGATGCTTACTACAAACTTGGGGAATATTGATATTGATTTTGAGAGATTAGATAACGTCATTAGAAAATATGTTCCAAGTGGTAGAAAAGTTCATGAAGAAGAAAACTCATCTGTCGCAAGCGATATTATTGAAAAATTGTATTGCAAGGAACAGTTGAAAAATATAGATTGGCTGAAAAGGAGTTGCGGCACGTTGGGGGGCGGCAATCATTTTATCGAAGTTGATAGCGATAGCAAGAATAATAAATATCTTGTTATTCATTCGGGAAGTAGAAATGTCGGAAAGCAAGTTGCAGAAATATATCAGCAAATGGCGATTGATGACATTTCGGGAAAATCGAATTTCAAACAAGATAGTGAGAAATTGATTGCTGAATACAAAAAATGTAAAAGAGAAAGAGAAATCAGCAAGGCTATCAAAGAATTAAAGCAGTCTTACGAAACAAATACAACTAAAATCCCTAGAGAGTTATCATATCTTGTTGGAAAACATAGAGAAATGTATTTACACGATATGAAATTATGTCAAGAGTTTGCGGAAATTAACAGAAGAGTCATTCAGAGCATTATTTGTTACTATATGGGTTGGGAAGTTACAAAAGAAACGGAGCGATTTCAAACGATTCACAACTACATTGAACACGATACAAATATTGTTCGTAAAGGAGCTATTTCTGCAAAAGCGGGTGAAAAAGTACTAATACCAATAAACATGCGTGACGGTTGTATTTTGGGAATTGGCAAGGGAAATGAAGATTGGAATTATTCAGCACCGCATGGAGCAGGGCGAACAATGAGCAGGTCAAAAGCAAAAGAAAGCATTTTGCTAGAAGAGTATCAAAAAGCAATGGATGGAATATTTACAACATCCGTAAATACATCCACGATTGATGAAAGTCCTATGGCGTATAAAACAATGGATGAAATAATTGAAAATATAAAAGATACTGTTGAAATAGTTGACATTATAAAACCGATTTACAATTTCAAAGCAAACGAATAAAAACAAATACCGGCTACAGATTGATTGTAGTCGCTACCCTAGAAAAATTATAGGCAGAGGTCTATAAGCACCTTTGCTTTTTAAAAGTGGAGGTGCTTTTCTTATGGCTAGTCAGAGCCTTATTTCCACAGTTGATAGTTACGAAAATTACATAGAGAAAAATGGAAAAGACGAGCAAGTAATTAATGCCTATGTAGACGCTTGCAGTGTAGCCATAAACGGCGAGAAAGATATTGAGTATGGACTACAACTCACTAAAAGGGCAAAAGAGCTTATAGAGGGCTTCTGCACGGCTAAAACAGGCGGTGCGATTTGGGATTTAGAAAAATACGCATTCGACCACAAAACCACGTATGAGCTGATAAACAAAAAATATGAGGTTTTGTTACTCGAAGCTCAAAACAAAATAGTTGACAGCTATTTTCAGTACATAGAGAAAAAGCGTGAGCCTAAAGACCGATTTTATATGCCACGTAGGAAACAATTAATCAAAATCGGACTTGTGGATGCATTGCAAGGCATGATTGATGATAAATATGACATATTGTGTGTGAGTCTAGTGCCTGGAGCTGGAAAGAGTACGATTGAGAAATTCTTTCATTCGGCAGTTGCCGGCTGGTTTCCAAAAGATTACAGCCTATTTTATTCACACAGTGGTGACATTACACGAATGTACTATGATGGAGTATACGACATTGTTACCAATGATGATGATTATGCATGGCATGACATTTTCCCTAATCTATCAGTTACAAGTACGAATGCCAAAATGGAGCAATTCAATATTGGCAAATACAAACCTTTTCCGTCAGTGCAATGTACTTCTGTTGGAAGTAAGAATGCCGGTAAAGTACGTGCTTCTAAATTTCTGCTAGTTGATGATATGATAGGTGGAATTGAGGAAGCCTTAAATCCTACAATACTTGATAAATTATGGGATAAATACGCAGTAGACGCGAGACAGCGTAAAACGCAAGATACGGACGGAAAGCCATGCAAAGAGATACATATTGCCACTCGTTGGAGCGTACATGATGTTATTGGACGCATTCAAAACATGTATATTGGAAATCCAAGAGTCAAAACAATATCGGTTCCTGATGTGGACCCGGTGACAGGGGAAAGCAATTTTGATTATGAGTATGGTGGTTTTACGAAAGAGTTTTTTGCCGACCAACAATTACTCATGGACGAAATCTCTTACCGATGTTTGTATAAACAGGAACCTATCGAGCGTGAGGGTCTACTGTTTCCTGATGATAAAATCCGCAGATACTTCAATCTGCCACATGGCGAGCCGGAAATCATCACAGCTCAATGTGATACAAAAGGAAAAGGCACAGACTATTTTGTTATGCCGATACTGCAAAAATATGGTGAGGATTATTATTGTGTTGATTGTGTGTGCGATAATACGGCAGACTACGAAATGCAGTATGAAAATGCGTCAAACACATTAGTCAATAATCAAGTACAGGAATGCGAGTTTGAGCGTAATGCCGGCGGTGACAGAGTGGCTATGGAAGTTAATAAGCGAGTTGAAAATAAAGGGTGGATATGCAACATCACTGATGTACCGACAGAAACTAACAAAGAAGCACGTATTTTTCAGTGTTCTAACTGGATTTTACAACATATTATTTTCAAAGACCAATCGCTTTATAAACCTAACGAGCCTTATGGAGTAATGGTATCACTGCTGAAACGATATTCAGTAACAGGCAAAAAACAGCTTGATGATGTTCCTGATGTTTTTTCAAACTTTGCCTTAAGAATGACGCAAGGCAGTAGAATAGCAAAGGTTGAAGCAGTACACAATCCGTTCAGAGGAGGGCTTTATTAATGACAAAGGAAGTTTTATCACAGTATTCAGACTTACAAGAGGAAATCAAAGAGGTTAGAAAGAAAATTGCTAAATTGCAAGATGACCTTGAAAAGATAGAAAACGGAGAAAGCGTGATTGACACTGTGTCAGGGGGCATGGGTGGCACACAGCACTTCAAAATCGAGGGTGTACCATACCCTGAATACGGACGCAAGCGCACATTATTGTACTCAAGAATGACTACATTACAGCTTTTACAAGATGATTTGCTTGAAAAGACAAACGATGTAGAGGAATTTATAGCAAGCCTTGATGATAGTAGAATGAGAAGAATAATTAATTTTAGATTTTTGGAAAATAAATCATGGTTGCAGACAGCATATGCGCTTGGCGGTAAAGCCACAGCAGATAGCGTAAGAATGGAGTTTGAAAGATTTTTTAAGAAAATGTAAGTTTGTTCGTTCAGTTCGCTTGGAATGTGATAATGTGTAAGATGAAAAAAATGTAATTCGTTCATTGTGAAAATCTCTTTTAGAAATGGCACTCACAGATTGTGGGTGCCATTTTTAGTGAAACGAGGACAACATGAATAATCAGAATATTGTACCAACAGGAAAACAAAGTGTAATGTGCCCTCGTTGCGGTAAATTGCTAACGTGGGTAAGTAAAAGTGACAAGAAACACCATAAAGTAATGTGTACGCACTGCCGCAAATGGATATGGTTTTGGGCTGGCACACAAGAATTTCAGATAAAAGAGGTTCCACAGAGAACTTCTGCAAGTGGCATGAGGTTTTATTGATGTATAGATATGCTCATAAAAACGTAAGACCTTTTTCGGCTGTCTGTCAGAATAATTACGGCAGACAAGTTATTTTCACACGTAAAAGGCAAATCACAAAAAACAACATAATCGAAGAACTGAATAAAGCACTTGTGATTCACGAGCAAAACGCTATTGAGATTGAGTATCTTGACAGATACTATCGTGGTGACCAACCGATTTTGTATCGGCAAAAAGTGAACCGCCCGGAAATCAATAACAAGATTGCTGTAAATCTTGCATATGAGCTTGTTGAGCGCAAGACCGCAGAAATGTGTGCCGAGCCAATCCAATATGTGCTACGTGGTACTGATAACCACAAGTCAGAGGAAATCACACAGCTTAATATCACAATGGACTCTGAAAGCAAACAAGAGTGTGACATAGACATACATCGGTGGAGAAGCATATGCGGTACCGGCTACAGATTTATCGGTAATGACGATGGGCAAGGGCAGTTGCTCGATGAAAGCGATTTTTATTTATCGTCTGAAAATCCAATGTATACGTTTGTTGTGTACTACTCAAACGGACGTCCGGCATTCTCTTGTCAAATCGGAGAGGACGAGAACGGAGCGAACATATACTATGTGTTCACTGACAATGAGTGGTTCGATATTCGCAACGACAAGATTTATGCAAGCGGAATAAACGGCAACAGAGCAATTCCGGTGATTGAATATCCAAACAATGCAAGACGATTATCTGATATTGAAATGACTATTGCAATTACAGATGCTATTAACGTGCTTACATCAGATAGAATTAATGGTGTCGAGCAGTTTGTGTCTGCATGGGTGAAATTCGTTAATTGTGAGATTGACATAGATACATTCAGAAAAATGCGACAAGAGGGAGCATTAGTCGTTAAATCTAACAATGGTTCAGACAACAAGGCTGATGTTGATGTAATGACGAGCGAGCTTAATCAGACAGAGGGGCAAGTGGTATTCACTGACCTTTTTGAAAGATTTTTAAGTATTCAAGGCCTTGCAAATCGTCAGGGCAACACAGGCGGTGACACCGGCTCAGCCGTAGAATTGAGAAACGGACATTACGATGCCGGACTTAGGACAGCTATTAATGAGCCTATCCTTAAGAAATCAGAGAGAATGGCACTTAGGCTTATTCTTAACAGGCTGAGAATTAATAAAGGCTTTACGCTTATGCCTAGCGATGTTGAGATACACATTAATCATAATAAGCTAGACAACATGCTTGTTAAGGCAGAAGTGCTTGAAATATTACTTAGGTGCGGTATCAATTACAAGAGGGCTGTTAAGACGATTGACATGTTTAGCGACCCTGAACAAGTTACTCTCGAAAGTGCTAAGCGCATGGAAATGTTATTCCCGGAAGAACAGCCGGCAACAGCTACACCTAACAATAATAACAATGATAAGAACAATGGAAAGACAGCCGATGAATAATTGGCTGTCAATTTATTTTGGAGCTTGATATGGCAGATGAAATCCACGCACTTAACAAAAATGAAATACAAGACATAGATTATGAGACATATTTTGGCGAGATGGATTTATCTGACGAGGAAAAGGAAGATAGAAAAAAACTTGCTGAAAAGTTTGAAAAAATCTTTGTTATGCTATTTGCCTTGCTATCCGGCAAAGAAGAAACAGAGATAACCACTATCACTAAAGAATTTATCATCAGATATGAGAGCATTGCCACGCAGTATTGCAAAGCAAAGAAAACACCCTCATATATTACGGATTATGCCCGGTACATTGTGAATGAGGTAGTTGACGCTACCACACAAAATACGGATGTGGAGTATTTTACTTCACAGAAGCGAGCAAAAAATGTAGCTGCGAATGAAGCTAATGCGGTCGGAAATTACAGACTGCAAACTGATATGGTGAAACAAGGTTACAAGACAAAAGAATGGCGCTCAAAAGAAGATTCACATGTCAGACCTACACATGCGAATGTTGACAGAAAGAGGATTGATATTTTTGAGCCGTTTGAAGTCGGGAACTCGCTGATGATGTTTCCGAAGGACCATTCGCTTGGCGCGGAGGTAAAAGAGATTTCTAACTGCCGGTGTAGTCTTAAATATTACAAATAATGAGCAACTTGTAAGGAAAACTTATAGGTTGCTTTTTATTATACAAAATTTGCAGTTGTGCGTTAAACAACAGAAAAACTCGGCTGGTGCGACCAGCGATAACAAAAGCGTGAGTTACGGAGGTAATGAAATGACAAGAAATGATGTTTTGAAGCTTTTTCCCGATGCAACGGATGAGCAGATAACAAATCTGCTCAACAAGAGTGGTGAGGAAATGGCAAGAGAGAAAGAAAAAGCCAATCAGTACAAGGCTAAAGCCGACAAAGCTGACGAGCTACAGACACAGCTTGATGAGCTACAGGCGGGCAACATGACTGAACTTGAAAAGGCAAACAAAGCCTTAGAGACAGCCAATCAGCAGATTGCCAAGCTACAGAAAGATAACGCTGTCAGAGATTTGCGAGAGAGTGCAATGTCTGATTTTGGCATTACTGCAGAACAAGCAAAGACAGTAGTAAAAGAGGATGGCTCTTTTGATACGACATCACTTGGCAAGATTATTTCCGACATGAAAGCCAATGCGATAGCGGAGTATGAGAAAAACGCACTCAAAGATACTCCGAATCCAAGCAATGGCGGTAACAATAATGAACCCGACTTAAAGCCGGCAGATGTAGCCAATGCAGAACAAATCTCATTCGGCACAGTTGCAAGTACAGAGAGTCAAAACAGCTATGTAATTTAAAACAGGAGGTAGAACGATGGGAAAGCCAATCGTAAGAGACTTTACACAGGGTAAAGGAATTTTAAAATTTTTCCCTTATGAGGGTGCAGCGTGCCTTGTACCGCAGACTATGGTAACAAGCGCAGACACAAATGGAATGAAGATTGTACCGGCTGGTACACCATTCCCAAGCAATGACGCAGAGTGCAAGGGCTATCTGTTACACGATGTAGATGTAACAATGGGTGACGCACCTGGAACATATGTATATCAGGGAACTATTGATTGGGAGAAAGTTAAGTCTCTTTCAATCGCAGTTGAAGCTAGAACTGCAACACCTAGAGTTACTTTCTACGACGCACCAAAGATTGTAGCAAGTCAGGTCTAAAAGGAGGTAGAAGAACATGGCATTACCATTAGCAGAAGCATTTACAGCGAGAAGTCTCGGTGTAATGTGGAACAATTATCAGAAGACATTAGGAACTGCCCCTTATCTTGGCAGACAAAAATTCGGAACACGTAAACAGGACTCGCTCGACCTTAGATTTATCAAGGGCAAGAATGGACTGCCAGTATCACTCAAAGCTTCAAACTTTGACGCACAGGCAGAGTTAAGAGATGTTGGAGGCTTCTCTGACATTCAGAACTCAATGCCATTTTATCGTGAGGGATATATGGTAACAGAGAAAGAGGAGCAGGAGTACGACAATTACAGAACTTCTGAAAACTCTAGCCTTGCCAATAACGTATTACGTGAAATCTCTAAGAAACCAATGATGTTAATTGAGGGTGCATTAGTTGTACCGGAGAGACAGATTTGGCAGTTACTTGCACCTACAGATGGTGTACCAAAGGTAAAGGTTGTACTTGGCGATAAGAACTATGTCGTTGATTACACAGCCGACAATGGCGCAGAGCATAAGGAAAAGCACTTTAAGTCAATTACCGGCACAAGCGCATGGGATAAGCCTACCACATGTGCACCACTCGATGACCTTATCACAGCTCGTAGAGACTTTGCAAAGGCTACAGGCTACTCACTTACACGTTTTACCATGAATACAGAGACTTGGGAAATGGTGCTTAAGGCAGAGGACACAAAGAAACAGGTACTCGGTATCACTGCTTACAATGGCGGTATCAGATTACAGCAAGGACAGGTTACTGAATACCTTAGAGGATATGGTATCGAGATTGAGGTATACGATAAGCTCTATGTTGATGAGACAGGACAGACACAGTACTTTGTACCAACAGGCATTGTATCTGCGCAGTCTGCCGGAGTATTCCTTGGCGATTACACATTCGGTAAGACACCGGAGGAAAGAAGCGGAAGTATCACAGACGGAAACCTCTCACTTGTTGAGACCGGTGTATCTGTATACACATACGCTACAAATCATCCTATCAATACTCACTGTATCGTATCTATGATTGGATTACCTACATTTGAGGGTATGGATAGCGTTATGGTTCTCAAAGTTAAGGAGGATTAAGGCTTATGATAGCAACGCACTCTATAAAGCATGATGGAGTGTGGTATAAAGTCGGAGACGAGGTGCCGGAAAGCAATAGCAATTCGGTACCTTCTGATTTTATGAACCCACCTGAAACACCATACACAAAGACAGAAATTAACAGAATGTCAACAGCCGACCTAAAGAAGCTTGCGAGCGAAAGCGGTATTGAAAATGCCACAGAAATAAACGGCGGTGACTTGAAGAAAATGTTAATTGAAAAGTTTGGATTATAAGGAGCTTGGCATGGAATACACCACATTAGAGCAAGTCAAAATCAGACTTAAACAATTTCATATTGATACAGTCACGAATGATGATGAAACGACATCTGATGTGGTAGTGTTCGACAACAAGGAAGATAACCCGCTCATTGAACAGCTCATTAAGCAAGCCACGGAAGATGTAAAAGCAAAAAGGTGTTATCCGGACACTTTCACTGACGATGATATAACCGCCGACTTAAAGCAGTTTGAGAATGTCGTTATCAATCTTGCTGTCTACGACCATTCACAAGCCGGTGAGAACTACATGAGCGCATTGAGTGAGGGCGGAGTGAGCCGTACATGGAAAGACAGAGATAAGCTGTTTGTCGGAGTCTTTCCTTTTGTCAAAGTGCTATAAGCGAAAGAAGATTGTGCGTTACCATTTTACTGATGTCGGTAAAGTGGTAGCAGGCGGTACACATTAAGTGGTGGTGGGCGGTGTGCCAATTACCAAAGACGAAAGGCTGTAAGATGAATAATTTAATCTATCAGACATACATTATTGCCTTGCCAATCGTTCTGACAGCGCTTTTAGGTTATATTGTTTGGCTTTTACAAGAGCAGAAAAAACAAAAAGCAATAGACACAAAAGAAAGAAATGAACGCATTGAAGAGGAAAAGAAGCTACGACAAGCAAACGGAAAAGGTACAATGTTACTTTTACGAGTACAGCTTATCGAATATCATGATAAGTACATGAAGCTTGGCGAAATTCCCTCATATGCGTATCAGAATTTTTGCGAGATGTATGACGCATACCACGCACTCGGTGGCAATGGCATGGTAACAAAAATGAAAAAAGAGATTGAGGAAATCCATTTAGGTAAAGGAGGGAAAAACTGATGGACTTTACACAAGTACCTACAGTAGTTGCCATTATGGTAATTACTTATTTAATCGGATATGCTTCAAAGCAGATACCACAGGTTAAAGATAATATTATTCCTATTATCGTAGGTGTGGCCGGTGGAGTACTCGGTATTGTTGGAATGTTTGTAATTCCCGGTTATCCGGCAAACAACATTCTTGATGCAATAGCAGTTGGCATTGTGTCGGGCATGGCAAGTACCGGTGTTAATCAGATTTACAAGCAGATAAAGAAAAATGCTTGACATTAATAAACAAGCCATGAAATACGCGCTTCAAGGCCAAACAGTCACAGTCTACGAAAAAGACGAGGACGGAAATCTAAAGTTTTACGAAACAGAGGACGGAGAGAAGATATACTACACCCATGAAGAAACAGGCTTTTCGGAGCCGGTTGATTTTCGGGCGAATATATCGTTTGACGGAGGAGAAGCACAGAACAAAGAATATGGCTTTAATGTGGCTGATTTTGACGCTGTTTTATTGACAGACAGAGGAGAGTACCCTTTTAAAAAAGGTGACGTTATTTGGCTTGATAGTGAGCCTACAAAGGATGCCAATGGATTAGTTGATTCAACTTCCGCAGACTTTACGATAGTGGGAGTCAAGCCATCTCTGTATTCAGTTAAATACATGTTGAAAGCAGTTGTGAAAGAAGTGTAATTATGAAGATTGACGTTTCTCTGACAGAAAAATCTATACAAGATGCGATAGACAAGCTTGAAAGATACAAAGACCGCTTACAGGACAAGTGCATAGCGTTTGTTGGAGAGCTTGCTAGTAACGGCATAGACGTAGCACGAGCAAATACAGGCAATTTTGGACACTATATCACGTTTAGTTACGAAATTAAAGATGCAACAGACGGCTGTACGGCTATTGTGCTTGCCACCGAAACAGGGCAGATACAAAGCACATGGCAGACGGCAGACGGACTCAAAACAGTTGATGTATCGCCTTTGCTTATGGCTGAATACGGCTCAGGTTGGAAAGCTAAACCACACTTTAACGATGCAAGAGGCGGTCAAGGAACTTTCCCGGGGCAGACACACGCATTTGACAGTGAGGGCTGGTATTGGAGAGACGAAAGCGGAGAATTACACCATTCATACGGCATTACACCTACAATGCCGATGTATCACGCATTTTTGAAAATGGAAAATGACATCATGAGAACGGCACGGAAAAATTTTAGTTGAGGTGAGATAAAGTGGCAAGTCAAAATCAATGGGTCTACGACCTTGAAAACCTCACATACGCAATTGTAAAAACCCGATGTGAGAAAAAATTGAAAACTAAATATCCCAAGCTAAAATTCACACAAGAGGAACAGTCGGACAGTGCAGCGGCTAGTTTCCCGACAGTGCTAGTTCAAGCACTCGAACCTATAGAACAGAATGAGGATTTAGAGTGCGAAAGAATAAATACAGTGTTATTTACGGCACAAGTAATTGTCACAACGAATAAAAGCCGTTCAGAAGCCTTGAATGTGGCACAGACAGTGGCTAATGAATACAAAGCTATGTCATTCAAGCTGACAACAACTCCATTCGCTAGAAAAAACGGCAAATTATGGACAGCAACATTACGTGCTAGGCGGTCATTTGACTGGAACGATAGATTATAAGAGCCAAAAGGCTCTTATTTTTTTATGAAAAATTAGGAGGTAACAAAAATGGCAACAGGATTAAAAAGTAGAATTGCTTACAAGACACCAACCGCATCCGCCACAAGTGGCGATTACTGGGCTGGAACTTACAAGCTCTTAATAAGGGCAAAATCAATTCCCTCACCATTCGGCTCACAGAACATGGTAGATACTTCAACTCTTGAGGATTTAGTAGAGACACAGGAAATGGGTAGACGTTCAGCCGGCTCTATGGAAGTTGAGGGAGCTTTTGAGAAAAAGTACAAGGATGAGATGGTAACTAACGAGGGCAAGAAGCTTGACTTCATCATTCTCTATGGCACAGACGGAAAAGGTTCAGAGGGTATCTGTGCTTTTATTGGACAGGAATCATTCGCCCCAGGCGAGGCTTCCGATGACCACTTAACAGGAACGGCGACTGTATCAGTACAGACAGTGCCTAAGTGGATTGAGGATAACTACGATGTTGCGGTAACAGAGGATGACCAAGGCTATCCAACATCAATCACACTCACAAAAAAAGGGTGAGCCAATCGGAAAAAGCCGTAGCGGTTGGCTATGATGATAGCACGGCTGACAGCGAACTTGAAGAAACAATATAGTAAGGTAATTGAGGCAGTTTTAATACTGCCTCTTTCCCTATATAAATTAGGGAGAAAGGGAAAGATAAAATGAAAATTAAATTAAATGGAAAAGAATACACAGTTAAATTCGGATATGCACCGGTATATAAGAATAAAATTATTCCAAGGCTGGTAGGGATGGGGCAACAGGGTGAGGGACTTGAAGCCGTTGACAACATGCTTGGATTTTTACCGGAGTTTTTGCTCGTGGGCTTGCAAAAGTTTCACGCTGACGAATTTGGCTTTGATTTTGACGATAAAGAAGCAAAAGAGAAACAATTAGCGAAGATGTATGATTTGCTTGACGACTACCTTGACCCGGAGAATGAAGAGGGTGGAGATATAATGTCACTCTACAACGATTTGTCGGCTGAAATGGAGAAAAACAGTTTTTTATCAAAGATGCTGGCGAGAGAGGCGCAGACAGCCAAGAAGAAGCCAATCAAGAAGTAAAAGAGCTTACATGGGAAGTATATTGTAACGAAATCCGCCCATATTGGCTTTTGGCAACTAAAGGCTATGGATTTAGCGTTGAGGACATAGACATGTCCTGTCCGGCTGATTTAGAGCCTTATTCAAAGGCTTATATGCTTGCACAAAAAGAATCTGACTCTAACATGTGGGCTTGGTGGGGCACATACGGATTGAGCGCAACTCTTACAGCTATTGACAGAGCCTTAAACGGCAACAAAGCAAGAGCAAAATACATTGAAAAATCATTAAACGAGCAGTACTCAGAAGATAACGAGCCTAAATACAAGGAGTCCAATGAGGAAATTGCCGTTTATGAAATGAAGCAACGAATTAACGCATTAAGACAGTCAGGATTACCTGAAAGTCCTGATTAATGAGGTGAAAATATGGCATATAAAGGAATTGACGTATCGTCATATCAAGGAAATATTGATTGGAGTAAGGTTAAGTGGGCTGGAGTGCAATTTGCAATCCTTAAAATAATCCGCAAAGACCTTAATCCCGATAAAACCTTTGAGCAAAATTGGAAAGGCTGTACTGATGTAGGAATGCCGATACAAGGTGTTTACAACTACTCATACGCTACGACAGTAGAAAAGGCAAGGACAGACGCAAATAAAGTCATTCAGACACTTAACGGAAGAAAAACCTTTGTTTGGCTAGATGTTGAAGATAGATGTCAGCAAGGACTCGGACAGACACTTATTGACATTATTAACGCATATCAAAGCGTTATCAAGAGTGCCGGACTTAACTTTGGTGTATACACAGGACTTAGCTTTTACAACACCTACATCCTGCCATACGCAAATCAGATTAATTGTCCGTTTTGGATTGCACGCTATCCGTCAACTAAGGGAATGTCTATTGGTGATGAACCTAATAGTGCAAAGAGGCCTGTTATTCAACATCCTTTGTATGGTTGGCAGTATTCGAGCGCGTTTACCTGTAGCGGTCTGAATAACAGCACTGACGCTAACTTACTCTATATTGAGTTTGATAAGGGTGACGGAATAGAGAATAATCCGGCACCAATAGCAACTCCGGCACCAACGGCAACTCCGGTAAAAAATAACGCTTGGAAAGGCAATGAGGAATATTATCTCGATAATGACGATGTAAGAAAATGGCAGCACGCTATGAATGTAGGCTTCGACCTCAAAGGAGCTGATGCACTGAAAGAAGATGGCAAGTTTGGAGCCAATTCACAGAGATTTGCTAAAAATCACAATTTGTGGAGCGGTCAGAGACATAACTGCCCGACAGCCTTTAAGTGGTTGAGAAAAACTCTACATGACAAGTACCATTTTTACAAACTCGATACCGATTACAAAGAGTGGAGTGATTACCTCACTAAATGTGTCAAAGTATTTCAGAAGAATAGGGGACTTAAGCAAGATGGCTATGTTGGATTAATTACAACATACTATCTGCTCAAGGGCTAAATACATGAGAGCTACTTTAGGGTAGCTCTTTTTTATTACAGGGAGGTGAGAAAATGGCAGAGAGCATTGAGCTTCAAATCAAATCGGACGCACAACAAGCGACAAGAGCCATAGGCAATTTACAAGGCAAACTGCAAGAACTTGGAACTGCTCTCAATTCCCTCAATGGTGCAAGCATAAGCAATTTTGCGAGTGGAATGTCACAACTTGCAACATCACTCAGAAGTGTGAGCAGTATTGACACACGTACCTTTAGCAAGATTGCGACTAACATGGAGAAGCTCGGCAACCTTGATACTGCAAGACTTGTCAGCTCGGCAAGTGCCTTAAAGAGCATGGCAACAGAATTGTCAGGCTTTGCGAGCATATCAAAGCAATCAGCAGAAATTACACAGCTAACAGCTTCAATTTCAAAGCTTGGCTCAAAATCAGCCAGTTATGCTGCGGATAACATAAGAAACCTTGGCAGCGCCTTGAAAGAGGTAATGACAACACTATCTAGCGCACCGAGAGTCAGCAACAACATAATCCAAATGACTAATGCACTTGCTAATCTGTCACAGCAAGGCTCAAAAGTCGGTTCGGCTAGTAGGTCACTTGTAACAGGATTTTCAAACACAACAAAGTCAATTAAGAGTACAAGAAGTGGATTTAGGGGCTTAGCTTCAACTATCGGTAAGTTTTACGCAACTTATTGGTTGGTTATGCGAGCTGTAGGAAAAATAGGCGGTGCAGTTGATTTAGCGAGCCAATTAACAGAGGTTCAAAACGTAGTAGATACCACGTTTGGTGACATGGCAAGCAAGGTTGATGATTTTACAAAAACATCAATTCAAGATTTTGGAATGTCGGAGCTTACGGTCAAGCAAATATCAAGCCGTTTCCAAGCACTAGGTACTTCTATAGGTATTTCGTCAGAGCAAGTGGCAAATGGTACGGCAGTGGCAAATAAAGCTCTTATGAGCCAAAATAACACGCTATACAAGACCACAGACAGTATGGCTGATATGTCGCTTAATCTTACAAGGTTGGCCGGTGATATGGCTTCATTCTACGATGTAGACCAAGCCGATGTTGCAAAGAGCTTACAATCCATTTTTTCGGGAACAATCGCACCGCTAAGGAGATACGGACTTGATTTAACACAAGCCACACTTTCAGAGTGGGCTATGAAAAACGGACTTGACGCAAATATCAAGTCCATGACGCAAGCTGAAAAGGTACTCTTAAGGTACAATTATGTCATGGCAAATACGCAAGCTGCGCAAGGTGATTTTGCTAAGACCGCAAATACTTGGGCTAACAGTGTAAGAGTCCTCAAGCAAGAGTTTCAAGCATGGGGCAGTATCATAGGTAGCGTAGTAATCAATGCTCTAAAGCCGTTTGTTCAAGCCTTAAGTAAAGTAATGCTCAAGGTTATCAACTTCACAAGAACTGTAGCTGACGCACTCGGAGCAATCTTCGGATGGACTATCGAGATAAGCGGTCGCGGCGCCACGGCTGACGGCATGGAGGACATAGCTGACGGAGTAGGTGACATTGGTGATAACGCTGATAGTTCCAATAAGAAAGCCCAAAAACTGAAAAAGACACTGCTTAGCATAGACGAGATACACGCACTTGACGATAATAGCGATAGTGGCAGTGGTGGAGGTTCAGGCAGTGGCGGTTCAGGCGGTGGTGGAGCTGGCAGTGGTGTTGATAGCTCACTGAAAAAGACCGATGGATTGCTCGAAAAATACAAATCATCAATCAAAGACCTTTACTCGCTCGGAAAGTACATCGGTGACGCTCTTGCGAGTGCTATGGAGAGCATTGATTGGAAGAAGATTTATCGGAAAGCCGACAATTTTGGAAAAGGACTTGCAGATTTCCTCAACGGCTTAATCAGCCCGAGACTCTTTTATGATTTGGGCGCAACAATAGCCGGTTCACTGAACACAGCTTTACATTTTCTCAATTCATTCGGTACAACATTCGATTGGACTAACTTTGGCTTGTCGATTGCTAACGGCATTAATGGATTTTTTGAGAATTTTGATTTTGCGTTACTGGCAAAAACTATTAATGCATGGGTACAAGGAATATACACCATGCTAACCACAGCAATTAAAAATGTGTCGTGGAAAGACATACTCAAAGGAATTACGGACTTTTTAAGCAATTTGGACATTAAAACTGTTGAGATAATAGTTGGCACATTGCTGATAAAAAAGATAATTTCACTAAAATTAGGTTCAGTGGCGCTCGCTTTTATTGGAAAATCATTATCAAAAGCGATAGCACAGGCAATAGCTTCAAAAATTGGATTTGAGCTTGTAGAAGGAGCTGGCATTGGAACAGCGATAATGCAAGCATTTAAAACGATTTTTGCCTCATTGTCAACAAACCTCGGATTACTTATAGAAGGACTATTCAGTGGTTTAAGTTTGGGTGATGCAATAACGGCTGCATTCGGAACAGGGGCAGCAGACCTATTAGCAGCAATCGGTTCTGCTTTTTCAACAATAGCCGGAACAATTTTATCTATCGTAAATTTTGTCAAAATGTTAAAAGACGGGTTTAGTTGGATAAATGAAATTCTAATGGTAATAGGTGTTGCATTGGCTACAATCGGAGCAATATTGGCTGGTGTGGCAGCATTGCCAGCAGTAATTGTTGGAGCAATAGTGGCAGCAGTCGCAACGATTGTTGTTGTGGTAAAAGATAATTGGAACGCAATTTGTGAACTATTTTCAACAGTTGGCGAATGGTTCAATGGAAATGTCATTGAGCCTGTAGTTTCATTTTTTAAAGATATGTGGAAAACCATAAGTGGCTTTTTCGGTTCTCTATGGAAAGACATAGTAACTGTGTGGCAAGGAGCTTCGAAATGGTTCAGTTCTACAGTAATTGAACCAATAGTTGGCTTTTTTAAAGGCTTTGCTACACGAGCACAACAGATTTTTCAAGGTATTTGGATAATAATTAAAGCAATTTGGATAGTAGCTTCAAGCTGGTTCAATAATAATGTAATTACTCCAATTTCAAATCTGTTTAATTTTTTAAAAACGTTTATACAGACAACGATACAGACAGCAAAAGATTTTGTCTTTTCAACGTGGCAAGGGGTAGCAAGTTGGTTTAGCGGTACAGTAATACAACCGATTTCAAACTTTTTTAATATGTTGAAAGCTGGTATAACATCGGCGCTTAGCACAGCAAAGAACTTTGTTATATCTACTTGGCAAAGTGTGGCGGGTTGGTTTAATGGCAATGTTATTTCGCCTGTTGTAAACTGCTTTAATATTATGAAAAACGGAATTACAAACGCGTTTAATTATGTGTGGAGTTCAATAAGAGGCGGTGTCACAGGGGCTATGAACTACGTTATTTCTAAAATAGAGAATGGCGTTAATTTTGTTGTCAGTGGAATTAACTCTTTATTAAGAGGATTTAACAAAGTTGTTTCTATGGCTGCTAAGGTGGCTGGTGCAAATTGGAACGGAGTATCGTTAGTCCCGAAAGTACATATTCCAAGGCTTGCTAGTGGCGGAATTTTCCCAAGGGGAGAGGACGGCATGGCTTTTATTAATCACAATGAGCTAGTCGGTAAATTCTCAAACGGCAAAAACGTGGTAGCAAACAACCAACAGATTACAGAGGGAATTAAACAGGCTGTCATGGAGGGCATGGCGCAAGTAATGATGAACTCTAATGCCGGCGGAAACTCTGCACCTATCATTGAAAACGTGTTCAAATGCGACAGCGAAACGCTCTATCGCATGACACAGGTAGGTAAGGCAAAACACGGACAACGATATATTGTAGCAAATGAATTTGGTTAAGACACTCACCCTTGTGTGGGTGTCTTTTTACGAGGTAACAATATGGCAATGATGTTAGTAGACGGAGTGGAATTACCTACTCCGTCAACTTTTGAATGGGGCATGATTGATGTGTCTGCAAGCGACAGTGGACGTACACAGGACGCTCAAATGCATAAAAACAGAATAGCACAGAAACGACAGCTTAAATTGTCATGGAGTGGTACAGACACGGCTAGGACAGCAAAGATACTTCAAATGGTGAACCCCGAATATATCAGAGTGACATATCCTGATGCTATGAGTGGTACTGACGAAACACGCACATTCTATGTAGGCGACAGGAGCGCACCTATCAAGATATGGACTATCAACAATAAGAGGTATGAAACATTGAGTTTCGACCTCATAGAAGTATAAGGCGGTGATTTAATGCTTAACGTATCGGCTAAATGGCAAAGAGCAGTAATGCTCGATAATGATATAAATGTAAATTGTTTTGCTGACATAGTTACGGCAAGTGGTGAAAAAATCCCTATTAGTGATAGCGAGTTATGGGCGAACGGCTTCGAGGTCAATGACTCAACATCGAGCAATGGTACTTTCACAATCGGGGCTTTGATTGCCGGAAAACTGAAAATTAAGCTGAATAACATTTATGAAGATTACAGTAAGTATGATTTTGACAAGGCAAGCGTAACAGCATATGTTTCAAAGAGCTTTTCTGACGGCACGACCGAAAAATTAAAAATCGGCGAGTATAGAGTCAGCGAAACAAGCTATGACGGCTCGCTAATAACGCTTACTTGCCTTGACAATATTAATAATTTCAATCGTGAGTATGACAGCAATTTAAGCTACCCTACGACAGCGTATGAGGCAGTCAGAGACGCTTGTATTAAGTGTGATGTACCTTTTACTATGGCGAGATTTGATAACTCTGATTACGTGATTAACGAGATACCAAGTGATAATCAAAAACTCACATATGGACAGGTGATAGCTTACATCTTACAGTTAAGTGGATTATGGGGCAAGTGCGGTCACGATGGCGAATTGCTTATCGGTTGGTATGATATGAGCCAGTTTGGGAGCCAAAATTACAATGGTGGAACTTTTAGCACAAAAACTACACCATACTCTGACGGAGATTCACTAGATGGTGGAACATTTAGCACCACTACTACACCGTATTCTGACGGAGATAGTGCTGATGGTGGAACATTTACAGAAACGAGAAACTACCACAATATTTACACGCAAAAAGACTTGAATGTTGCGACTGATGATGTTGTTATCACCGGGGTAAAGGTAACAGTAACCTCAAAAGAGGATAAGGCGAAAGATGTTAATACACTTGCCGGAAAAGAGGGATATGTAGTCTCAATCTCTGATAATCCGTTTATTCCGGCAGACAAGGCACAGACAGTTGCAAACTATATCTTCAAAAAAATCGGTGGCATGAGGTTCAGACCGCTTGATGTTACACTCTTGTCAAACCCACTGATTGAGAGCGGAGATGTGGCGCTTGTGACAGACCGCAAGCAGAATACCTATAGCTGTTTTATTTCCAATAGGACATTCACTGTTGGAAGCGGTACAAAAATTTCATGTGACGCTGAAAATGCTTCAAGAAATAGTGCTGATAAATTCAGTAATGAGACAAAGGCTGTCGTACAAGCTAGGAAAGTTGCACAGGCACAACTAAGTGTATATGACAAGCAAATGCAATTGCTGACACAGCTAATGTCTCAATCGCTCGGACTTTTTAAGACTGAACAAGTGCAAGAGGATGGCTCGATTATTTATATTATGCACAACAAATCAGACTTGAAATCGAGTAATATACAGTGGAAAATGACGGCTAATGGCATGGCTGTATCAAATGACTATGGTAAAACGTGGAATGCCGGAGTTGATAAAGACGGAAACGCTGTTTTCAATATTATGTCAGCTATTGGCATTAATTTTGACTGGGCGCATGGCGGCACACTCACTTTAGGCGGTGAGAATAATACAAACGGCAAGCAGTATGTCAAAGACGCAAACGGAAACATTCTGATTACACTTGATAACAAGGGTATTACACTTGCTGACGGAGTTAATATATCATGGAATAATATTTCCAATCAGCCAAGTATACCAAGTAAAACAAGCGATTTAACAAACGACAGCGACTATCAAGACGCTGACCAAGTTGAAGAAAAAGCAAACAGCGCAGTAAAAAGTACGAAAGATGAACTCGATGCTCTTAAAAAGAACATCGGCTATACGCAAATAGGAAGTGACTATGTTGTATCACCCAAGATAGTCGGTGCGTATGGTGAGTTTACAAAAGCTTTTAATGTCGATGTTGTCAATTCGACTACAGGACTCAATCAAAGTTTTTGGGCGCAAGACGCAGAAACAGGAACAAAAATAAGCGGAAATTATAGCGGAAATGATATTGATAATAATCTTACAGTAAACCCCGAGGGGGCAAACCTTTTTTCAAACGTTGGAGGACATACTAGCGGTATGGGCTGTGGCGGTGGCTTTGCAAGCATAAACGGTGAAACGGTTAATATAAGCGGAACTAACGTTGATATTACTGCAAACAATTTGACTCTTAATGGGGTTGAAACTGTTTTTAGCTCAAAAACATTTACCAATGAAAACGGCTGGTACTGGAGACAGTGGACAGATGGATATATAGAAATGTGGGGAAGTTTTCCCGCGACTGTCTCGTTTGGCTCTAAATATGGTAGTCTGTATTATACTTATGGAAGCGTATATATGCCAGACGGAATAAAAAGTATCTTACATACTACAGGTACTGTGTTTTGTAGCGCCGGCGGGTTGTATTCTATTTTTTTTACAAGATGGAGCAGTAATGAGTTGGGGTTTTGTATAAACTCGGCTGCTGCAGAAACAAACAAACAATTGTATTTACAACTTCACGTTTTAGGCAAATGGAGATAATTGATGAAAGCGAGGCGTAATTTATGGCAATTCAAATGAGACGAGGGGCATACGCGGAGTTTGACCCCTTAAAAATGAAAGCCGGAGAATGGGCGGTATCGACCGATTCCGACACGAAAAAACAACAGATATGGATGTGCTTCGCACCAGGAATAGTTAAGCGAATGGGAACCGTTGAGGATTTTGACGTTGAAATTCAAAGACTTATTCAGAGTTACCTTGACGGCATGGCTCAATCCGTGTCACAGGCTCAAAAATCAGCACAAACTGCGACAGAAAAAGCCAACTCAGCAAGCAGTTCTGCTTCACAAGCTCAAAAATCGGCACAAACTGCGACAGAAAAAGCCAACTCAGCAAGCAGTTCTGCTTCACAAGCTCAAAAATCAGCACAAACTGCGACAGAAAAAGCCAACTCAGCAAGCAGTTCTGCTTCACAAGCTCAAAAATCGGCAGAACTTGCCACAAGCAAAGCTCAAGAATCAGCTACTTCTGCAAACAATGCTAAGGCAAGCGAAACAAAAGCCAAGGCTTCTGAAACCAATGCTAGGACAAGTGAGACTAACTCTGCAAAGAGCGAGTCGGAAGCGCAAAAGTACGCAGAACAAGTTAAAGAAATATCTGAGAGCTTCAGCGGAGCATTAAGACCTCTTGGAACAATCAACTTTGCCGACTTACCGAGCACAGCGGATGCTAATTCTGGTGATATGTACAATATAACCGACCAGTTTACCACAACCACTGATTTTAAAGAGGGGGCTGGTAATATAATTCCTGCCGGAAGTAACGTATATTTAACTGTTGATAGATATTGGGATGTGCTTGCCGGCACACCGGTAACAGGAGTAAAAGGTGCAAAAGAAGCATATTATCGCAGAGGAAATGTAAACATAACTCCTGCCAATATCGGAGCGGTTGCAGAAGGTGGAAATATAAGCGATACAACAGTTACTTTTGCCGCTACAACAACTAGAGCAAACCTTGTTTCTGGTGAAAAAGTGTCGGTCGGCTTCGGAAAAATTAAGAAGTGGTTCGCTGATTTGAAAAGCTTTGCCTTTAAAGATTTGGCGAATAACCTCACGACTTCTACCACTGGAAACGCATTAGACGCGAGTCAAGGCAAGATTTTGAATGACAAATACGATGAATTAAACCAGAGTTTAAGTTTTAAGGTAAATACCACTGATAGCCGACTGTCGGATGCCAGAACTCCGAAACCTCACACCCATGATGATAGATACTATACTGAGAGCGAGATTAATACTAAGCTTAATGCATTAGTAAAAAATCATATTGTTGTCTCGCGTATGGCTGAATTAATAACAGTTACTGGAAATTCCGATAGAGAATACTCTTTTTCATTTTCTTTGCCAAGCGATGCAGAGACTATTACGCAGCTTCCTATAATTTATGCTGGCGGCAAGGGCATATCAATTGGAAGAAATGTCAATAAAGATTTTACTGTACTTCTTTGGAATAATAATAGCAGTACACAAAATGTCGGGGTTATTTATTATGTAGTGTACATCATATAAATAAATGTATTGGAACATAAAGCGTTGAGAGCCGCCTTCAAATGCGCCACATAGTGCCTATTGTTATGGGTATGATTAGCGTCAGACTTGGAATTCAAGCTCTTCTTTGTATTATCTAAACTTTGGTTTAGCAGACTATACCACAAATAGGATTTCGCACATAAAAAGAGAGGGTATAAGCCCCCTCAATTATTTTACAGGAATAGGGCTACAAATACCAAAAACGCATCTAATATAAGCCCAATTACCATACCATTATGCTTGTGCGGTATCTCACTATCTATGGTCACAATGTCAATAATGCCGACTATGATTGAGACAATTACAAGAGGAATGACAATTATACCTATTCCCAGGCCAAGAGCCGACAAAACAAAAGCTATGGTCCCTAAAATCCCACAGGCAAAGCTTGCACTGGAATTTTGCTTAATGAATGGCTCATCTTTTTGGCACAGTTCTACATAATATTTGGCTGTTTCGAATGAAACCAAAGTCTTTTGCGATATTTCATTACAAGCCATGCCTAAGTTGCCATTATAATGCTCGATTATATCATTAACATTGATTTTTTGACCATTGATGACGTAGGAATTGCATTTATTTGTTTTTACCATATTAACATCTCCTTTTGCAGTTCTTTTTTGCTATTCTATTCTTTACAGTCCCTATTGTCAATATTCGACATAATAAAACACTTTAAAGTGCTACAGTAATGATGTTCTCAAATAAGAGAACTCTTCAAGTTTCGGTAGGGCGGTGGATTTTTCTGCCGTCCTAATATTGACGTTTAAGAACAAATGTTCTATAATTAATGTATCGGAGGTAGCATTGTATGGAATATAAGGATGAAATAATTAAAATGATTGAGGACTTGGAAGATAAAGACCTGTTATTGTACTTGTACATATTTATTAAAGGAAAAATAGAGGCAGAGTAAAAACTCTGCCTTGTGGTTATATTTTCTTTTCCCAAACGTTACCACACTTTGAACACACAAACTTTGTTTTGCCGTTTTTGCCTTTAATTCCGGTAGCAGTACCGACAACGGCACCGACCGGTCCGAAGAGACCACCTACTGTGTTGCCAACAAGTGCTTTACCGAATGAGAATTTTTTCTTGGTATCAACAGGTATGCCAACACCATCACAACCCCATTTAGGACATTTAACAGTTTTACTCATAATAAAATACCACCTTTCTTATTAATTTGATTTATTTTGAGTATTTTCATACATCATATCTATTAAATTCATAATATTTTCTTGTTCTTTATCCGACAATTTAGATAATTTCAACGCATAGTCCTTGATTCTACTATCCATGTTCGACAGAGCCAAGTCTTTTGTTGCCTCTTCAACAACTGAATGGTGCTCTTTTCCGGTAACTAAATAATCAAGTGAACAATCAAGACATTCTGCAATTTTTACCAGCTTAAACAATTTTGGACAGCTTTTTCCTTTTTTCCAATCTGAAAAAGTGCTTTTAGGGAAACCGCCATATTTAGCCACTTCTGAATCATTTAACCCTTTTGAGTCTCTTAATTTACAATATCTTTCGTACATAGAAAATCTCCTTTAAAAAAAGTTGTGATTTCTCAACATTTGGGGTTGACAAATAAGACTTCCTAATGTAGAATGAAAAAAGAAGTTAGGAAATCTCAACTCAATAAAAAATAAAATTGAGAAAATAATATTATGTTTCTGGACAATTCATAGTATACACGATTCTCTAATTTTTATCAAGACATAGTTAGGATTTTTGAACTAAAAAACAAAAGCTGTTAGCGTACTACCACCAACAGCCGTTGCCTTATTTTTTATACCACATACATTTTGCAGTCTTTCAACGCATTGTGTAGTACCAATGCTTCTTTAAATGTTCCGTCACTTATGCAGTTTAAGCTCAGCATTTTAGTTGCCATTAGCTGACGGATTGAGAGGAGTATCTAGCGTAGCACGGCATATTGCCGGATATGCCAGCCATGATTTTTTATCGAGCTTTACTGCCCAAAATGCGCTACACCGATTGCTACATTTTAAATGCGACCTCGCAAATATGGAACAGGCAAAATCAAAATTGCTTTCAAGGTTTTTACCTCCTAGCGTATTTTGCCTAATATGGCGCTTTTATTGTAACGGATTTCCTAACTATTGTCAAGAAAGGAGATGGGAAATTGAATAAGAAAAAACGGCAGGCGAGCTTTAAAAAACTTGATACGCTCATAAAAGCTAGAAACGTTTCGTTTTACAAACTGTCGGAAGAGCTTGGAATGGCACGGAGTACTTTTTCGGATTGGAAGTCGGGAAAATCAATGCCAAAAACAGACAAGCTAATTAAGATTGCTAATTATTTTGGCGTAGAAGTTTCTTATTTTATTGAGTAGAGAGAAAGGAGTAACGAATGGAATTAATACCTATGTTAAATCAAAAACTTGGAAACGACATAGATGGCGAAAACTTCATGACGTTTATGAGAGGAAACGGACAGGAATGTGCCGAAATGGCAAGGGAAGTAAAAAAAATACTTGCTGAACACAATCTGTCCGTTTCACAAATCAAGGGTTTCTTAGAGTATATGAAGATTAATGTAGAGTCGTATTCATATCTTCATTCTCCGAAATAACCCTTATCGGAAATTCCTCTGACATTGAGTTACCATTAGGGATTTCTTTGGCAGTATTAAGAATATCAAGAAGTTTGGCAGAACTAGGATATTCTTTACCACAGTTAGGACAAATAATCTTGTCAGCAGATATATCTTCATTAACAGTATATCTATTGTGACAAGTACAAGTTATTTGAAATTTTAGAAACATATTTTTACACCTCTTTTCTTATTTAGAATAAGAGGATTATACCACAGAAAGGAGAAAACATGAACGATTTACAAATTTTCAATAATGAAGAGTTCGGAGAAGTCCGAATGATAGAAATTGACGGAAAGCCATATTTCGTAGCAACAGATGTGGCAACCGCACTTGGGTATGCGACACCGAGGGATGCAGTTTCTAGGCATTGCAAGGGAGTCGTGAAACGCGACACCCCTACATCTAGTGGAGTGCAATCTATGTCATACATAAATGAGGGAGATTTATACCGACTTATTATGAAATCAAAATTGCCTAGTGCAGAGAAATTTGAGCGGTGGGTAATGGACGAGGTGCTTCCGTCAATCAGAAAAACAGGCAGTTATGGTATGCCAAAGACAACAGGCGGTCAGATACAGCTTTTGGCACAGGGCTACACAGAATTAGAGCAGAAAGTAAACGACATCAAAGATGATGTGAGCGAGCTTAAGGAAAATGTACCACTCTATAGTTGCGATATTGACGAGATACAACAGCATGTTAAGCGCAGAGTCGTAAATATTCTTGGTGGCAAGCAGAGCGAAGCATACAGGGATAACAGTATCAGGCATAAGACATTTTCCGATATATGGACGCAGTTAAAGCGTGAGTATGGTTGCGTATCTACTTATAAGAGTATCAAGAGGAAGTATATAGACGATGTGCATGAGTTCATTGATTGCTATGTCGTGCCTAAGTATCTTGATGAACTTATTCATGACGCAAACGCTCAACAGAGTTTTGCGTAGTGAGGTGATTGTATGAGAAAAAGAACTTTAAAGCAAAAATTCTACACCGGCTGTGGCTATTCGATTTTCGGAGCATTAGCGTTTGCATTTTTCCTTGGATTATCGGTGGCATACGGAATTAAGACAGCGAGTATTATCGTTGGAGCAATCGTAACAGTATTTTGGCTGATACTGATTGCAATATGTCTCATAGAGGAGGGCGAACCGCATGAGAAAAAGAAAAGTGATATTGATGTTATCGACTTTAATAATTGGAACTATGACCTTAAAGCCAATGGTAACGAGAGCAGATAGCAAAATTGAGCTGACAGCCGGTGTTACTTCCTATTTAAATAGCGTAATGCTTGGGAAGATTGAGCCGACAGTAATTCAGAATGAGCCGGTTGTAGTTGAGCAGACCTATGAAGAGCCAACAGTTCCAACTTGCTGTAAGAAATACAGTTGTAGCCGATTTAGGAAGCTAGGACGAGTCAGATACGACGATTACACTTATACGTGGTATTCACAGAGAGTGTTACCTGGAGGTGGACTTAATATTCCGGGTAGACATCTGAATGAGCACGGATTAGTAGTTGATGAAAATGAGTATGTAGTAATTGCAAGTGACGATTTACCACACGGAGTTGTGGTTGATACTCCTGTTGGCATACAAGGAATTGTATATGACGAAGGGAGCGGAAATGGAAATCTTGACATCTACTGCGATTGGTAGCCAATTGAAGCGTCAGAGTGCTAACGATTACCTACAAGAATTATATCGAGCTAAACGGCATGAGGACAAATCATTTGACTTTCAAGCGTTATTAGATAAAGAAATGGAGAAACTAAATGAGCAGTGTAAGACGAATTAGGCTAGGCGATACGAGATACAGATTGAAGCCGTTAACTAGAGAACAGAAGTTATTGCTCAACAAGGCTCATTATGTGGCTAGTGAGTGGCTTTTTGTATCGGAATCAGACTCATACCTAAGAGTTGTTAAAAAATCAAGCCTACACGGAAATTTGATTTTAAAAACCATAAACAAATAGAAAGAAAGGAAACGCAATGAAGATTACACATATTTTTGCACAGAATTTTTGTAAATTCTACGGCAAAAACACATTAGACACAGATTTTTCAATGAAAACTGTGTTATCAGGTCAGAATGAAGTCGGCAAATCGACAGTTAAGAGAATTATTCTTGATGTGCTGAATTGTCACGATGAGAATGACAGAGAGATTACAGGCATAAGACCACACGATGAAAACGGAGTCGAGATTGATGATGTTGATATTGTAAGAGCTGTTACCTTTGAGATTGACGGAAAAGCAAAGACTTTGAAAAAAATCACAAGACAAGGAAGAAATAAGGACGGCGAAGTTTGTTCGGGACACACAGATTATTATGTCAATGATGTTACATACAAAATGGTTGAATACAACGAGTTTATTAATGATAATATCGCAGACCTTAAGATATTGCCATTTTGTCTTAACGCTATGACATTGTTGCTTAAATCGCCAACAAATCAAAGAATAGCGCTCTCAACTTTTTTTGGCACACACAAAAATCCTGAAATCTGCGATATGTTTCCACAGTTTGCCGAACTTAAGCCAATGTTTGATGATGGCGATATAGACCAGCTCAAAAAAGTATGCCGTGGCAAACTAAACGGCGTAGGCGGCAGGAATGGCTCAAAAGGACTTGTTAAGGAAAGAGACGAAATCTCAACAAGGATTGATACAATCCATTCCACCAATGAGTATACAGACCTTGCAGAGCTTGAGTTGCAAAAGAAAACCTATGAGCCACAGCTTAAGGAAATTGAAGATAAGCTGTCCGACTACAATAAGATTTTAGAGGACAAGCAGAAAGCTACAGAGGACATTATGAACCTTAAATTTGAGCTTTCAGACATGGAGAGAAAAGCCAATGCTGACAATCAGAAAAAGCGCATGAAGCTACAGTTACAGATTGATGATTTTAATGCTTTAATTCACAAAACAGAGTCAATGATAAGAACCGGAAAGGCTAGCATTAAAACCTCTGAAAGAGAGATTGGAGATTGCGCAATAGACTTAGCAAAGGTACGTGCCGATTGGAAAAAAGCAAAGGCACTTTCCTTTGATGAAAGCAGTGTTAATTGTCCGATGTGCGGTCAGAGATTGCCGGAAGATACAATAGAGAGTTTGAGAACTGATTTTAGTGATAAAAAATTGAAGAAGCTTAAAGAGCTTGAGGATAAGGGCAATTCATTATCAAGTGTCAGCAAGGAACTCAAACAGGCTATTGAGGACAAGAAGAAAGAAATAGCTGACCTTGAAGCAGAACTTAAGGAGCTGACAGAAAAGCGTGATACTGTTGCTGACGAGTTTGAACGTGATAACATCGCTAAAGAGCTTGAAATGGTACCTACTGATGTTGACATGACAGGCGACAGTGAGTATCAGGCACTTAAAGCTAAAATCGAGGAAAAAGAGAAAGCTCTTGCAGATGAAAATGATACATCAGAGCTTATCAGAAAGCTCAAAAACGAGCGAAACGAACTGTTAAGGCAAGTTTCATCGGTTGACACAAAAATCGAGCTTGGTGTGGCAAACAACAAGCGTATAGACGATAGCATAGCCGAGCTTGAGGATAAGAGAAAAGACCTCAACCAAGAAATTGCCGATTGGGAGAGAAAACTTGATTTGCTGAAAGAGTTTACACGTAAGAAAAACGAACTCTTACAGGCTGACGTTAATAAGTATCTGAATTTTGCTACAGCAAAGCTTTTCAGACCGCTCTTAAATGGCGATACCGAGGAGTGCTGCGACTTTGTTTACAATGGTGAAGCGTATGCAAGAAATCTCAATCATGGCGCAAGGATGCTAACGGAAGTTGACATATGCCGAGCTTTTCAGAAAGTGGTAGGTGTTAATTTTCCAATTATTATTGATGATACAGAGAGCGTTGACGATTGGAGAATACCACAGATTGATAACCAGCTAATCTTGTTAAAACACACACAGGACAAAGAGCTTGTGATTGAGGCGGTGTGATATGAAATTATACTTTTACAATTTAGATACTTATGGTAGGAACCCTAAAGGTTTATACGTTGAAGAATGTGAAGCGGAAGAGAGGCCAAAGACATACGCGGCAGTTGATAGAGTTTTTCCAAACTACCTTAGTGTGGTGAGGAAAGATGATGTCGGGCGAATAACTGATTTTGGTCGCATGTTTCTTACAGAACCTAACTTTGAGTATGCAAAGGAGGCATTCCGAAACAGGGCAGAAAGAAGAATTGCAGATAAGTTAAAGAGAATTGAAGAGCTCAAGGCTGAGTTAAAAATAATAAATGAGAGCGAGGAATAGAGATGATTAAAGCAAAAGACGGAGAAGTTACACTTAGAGGTGCAAGAAGCAATATTATGGCAGAGGCAGTTACTGCTTTACGTGCGCTTAAAGAGGAACTTTCAGAGGAAGAGTACAAAATGGTAATTAGTCTTGCTGATAAAAGCGAGGAACAGGTGAAAGATGAAGCCGAGAGAGCGAGAGAAACGCTCAAAAAGTTACTTGGATTATAGGAGGTTCAACATGAGCATTAAGAAGAGAAATTATTACATGGGCGGTAAGAAGCATACTGTAGAGCTTAAGTATGACGGATATATGTATACAGTCATATCTGACGGAGTTCTATTCAAGCAGACACCTAATGAACTGTTTGCGGTTCAGGTTTTCAATGAGATTTAGGAGGATTAATTATGGCAGAGAATACACAGATAGTTGAGTATGAATCAAATGGGGAAATGGTAAAAATTTCTCCAACAATGATAAAAAGATACCTTGTAAGTGGCGGTGGTAATGTATCTGACGGAGAAGTAATGATGTTTATGTCATTATGCAGATACCAGCACTTAAATCCGTTTTTGAGAGAAGCATACCTTATTAAGTATGGAAGCAACGACCCAGCCACAATAGTTACTGGAAAAGACGTTTTTACAAAGAGAGCCAATGCAGACCCACGATATAAGGGAAAGAAAGCAGGAATTATTGTAATTAAAAAGGACGGAGCCGTTGAAGAGCGAGAGGGAACAATGGTTTTACCTAACGAAACTATCGTAGGTGGCTGGGCGAAAATCTTTATTGACGGAAAAGAGGACGAGTATCAGTCAGTAGGTTTTGATGAGTATGCAGGAAGAAAAAAAGATGGTTCGCTTAATAGCCAATGGGCGAAAAAGCCAGCCACAATGATTAGAAAAGTAGCTGTTGTGCAGGCCTTAAGAGAAGCATTTCCAGATAGATTTCAAGGTTTATATGCACAAGAGGAATTTCAAAATGTATCAGATGTAAAACTTGATACAGAAAAGGTTGTTGCTGATGAAATCAAAGAAAATGCAAATAGTGTAGATTTTGACGAGGACAACATAATTGATGTAGAGCCGACTGACACAGCCGAAAAGCAGTCAGAGGAGCTACCGCCATTTATGCAGAGTGAGGAGAACTGATATGAGAGTAATTTCACAGGACGGAACAATAGATATGCCATATGAAGAGGTGATTATTCAGAGATTCAGGTCAAGAATTTATTTTCTGAATAAAAACTTAACAGGCGTTGAGTCGCTTAGTGATGACATGCAAATTGCTGAATATTCCACCGAAGCAAAGGCAATTAAGGCTATGGAAATGCTTAGGGAGCATAATGAGGGTGTTGACTTTCTTAAAACAATAATAAATACCGAAAAAGGCACTCAATTTGTAAGCATTTTGCCGAAAACTGCTTTTAACAAGATGACGCAGAATTATTTTCAGTTCCCACAGGATGATGAAATCGAGGTGTGACCTTATGACAGAAAAAGAAAAAGAAGAGTTAAAATCGGAAATCCTTGAAGAAGTGGAAAAATCACTAAAGGGTAAAGTGATAAGAGAAGATGTTGCCACAACGCTTAAAGAGCCAAGAGAATATTGGTTTGTCAAGAGAACTGTTGACGGAAAAAGGCAAGACGGATTGATGAGAACGGTTATTGACAGTGTTACTTCGTGGTCTATGTGGGAACTTATAAGAAAACTCACTTGCTATATTTGTGGTAAGAGTTATGTTCGACACTTAGCAAACGAAGGGGAAATTGCCAATGAAATTTGTAATACCCTTTGCAAAACTGTTTATGAATTGCGTGTCAAATATTTAAACGAGTCCAAAGGCGGTGACGAAGATGAAACTTAAATGCTTAGGCTCATCGTCAGCCGGAAATTGCTATCTGCTAACTTCCGACAGTGGGGAAACACTTATCCTTGATTGCGGAATACCGATTAAGGAGATTAAGAAAGGCTTGAATTGGAACGTCAAAGATGTTGTGGGTGTGTTATGCACCCATAAACACCTTGACCACAGCAAGTCGGTAAAAGATTTTGAAGCTATGGGAATACCAGTATTTGCCCCATATAGAAGTTTAAAGCCTATGATAATAGGCGATTATAGGCTTAAGATACAGGCATTTGACCTAACAACAATAGATGGAAACTGGACACACACAGACGCAAACGGTGAGCCTTGCCCGATATATGGCTTTTTGATTACTCACAAGGAAATGGGGAGAATGCTTTACATAACCGATTGTGAACTAATCAAGTGGAAGTTTAAAGACATAAACCACATTCTCTTAGGTGTGAATTATGACAAGGTTTTAATTGACAGGGATAACACAGGAAAAGCTAATCACGTATTCAGAGGTCACTTAAGCATTGACACGGCTTGCGATTTTGTTAAAGCGAATCATTCAGATAGATTGCAGAACGTAATAATGTGTCATCTATCAAGCGAAAATGCTGATAGCGATAGTTTTATCGAGAAGATGAAAAAAGTTTCTAAAAATGCGAATGTGGACGTTGCGGTTGCAGGGGAAAGTTGGGATTTGAAAAATCCTAGTGAGTGTCCGTTTTAGAAAGGAAAATAAATGTTAAAACATCTTAAATTTTGCCATGTGATTGGTGGGAAATATAATTTTGATTGTCACCTTTATTTAAGCGATATCGCTATTGAGAACTACAAAAATATAGGTTGCAAAGTCAAAATTTTGCTTGATTGAGAAAGGAGCAGTAATGAATATTGATGAAGTGATAAATGGATGGACTTTTGAGGAAACAATAAAGACTGCTAAAAGTCTCATGGAAGCCGAAACAAATATGTTTAAGTGGGATGTGATAAGACATCTTAGAAATTTTGCAGAGGCTTATAGAGAACAGCTAAAGGAGTATCAGCGGTTAGAGGAACAGGGCAGACTTATCAAGTTGCCTTGCAAGGTGGGAGATACAGTATGGGATAATGACTGTGGCAGACCTTGTGCATATACAATAACAGCCTTTTCATTTGGTGAATGTGAAGAATACATTTGTGAACCTGTTACAACAAAAGAAGTCGTATTCTATTATGCAAACTCAAGCGGAAGCATCACAGGAAGTTTTGCAGAAAGTGAAATCGGCAAGACAGTATTCTTCACAAAATCCGAAGCAGAAGCAAAACTGAAAGAATTGAGAGGTGAAGAAAATGAAAGTAGTAATTGACATACCTAAAGATTTCACAGGAGATTATATTGCTGAAAAATTCAAAGATTTCTTTTCAAGGGTTATTGCGGATATTGATTGCAATGGTATGCGTGGTAGATACGAGAAAGAAATTGCTGAAATGTTTTTAAAAGCATTTGATGATAGTGAAGAAAAGATTTCTTGTAACTGCCAGCACAACAGTAACCCAAGAGATAATGAGCCTTGTTGCAGATGCGATAGCAAACAGACCAATGCTGATAGGATAAGGAATATGTCGGATGAAGAGTTAGCAGAGTTTCTTGTAACTTTTAAGAACACATTTGGCGAAGAATACGAGGGAGAAGCTAGTTGTATGGATTGGCTTCAATCAGAAGCAGAATAGGAGAGAATATGAAGTATATAAGCAATGCAAAATATGGAGAACCGGTTGAAACAGGAACTTGCTACACAAGTGAAAATAAAAAATTAAAAATATGTATTCACACAATTTACGGTTGCGGGGAAACGTTATATATGAATTGTCGAAAGCTATGTATTGTAGACAGGAAATTAAACAGTACATCTATAATGAGTGCGATAAGCGAAGCTCAATTATTGGTGAAACGGGAGCTTGATTTACTTAGCAAGGAACTTAATTCTATATTGAACAGTGAGATAGAAATATCAAGGTATTAGAAAGTGAGGAAAAATAATGAACATTGTAGCATTAATGGGCAGATTGACTAGAACCCCGGACATTAGATACACACAAGGTGAAAATGCAATGGCAATAGCGAGATTTACGCTTGCCGTTGACAAGAATTTTAAGAAGAAAGACGATAAGGCGAATTTCATTAACTGCGTGGCTTTTGGCAAGATTGCTGAAACAGTAGAGAAGCACGTATTTAAAGGCTCAAAGATAGCAGTTATCGGTGAGTGGACTACAGGAAGCTACAAGAATAAAGACGGAAACACAGTTTACACTAACGATTGCAACATATCTAAGTTGGAATTTTGCGACAGTAAAAATTCAAGTGGCAGCAGTACAGAGCCGCAGCCAAAACCCGATGATAGCTTTATGTCAATCCCTGATGGTATTGACGAGGAATTACCATTTAACTAAGAGCTGGTTGATTATAGGGCAGTCAATAACGGCTGTCCTAGAAAGGAAAAATAATGGATTATACAAATAAAATATTTGCAAATATTGCAAAGGAAATAGCTGACCGGAAAGAGTATGTAATTACAAGAGCGTTTACATCGCAGATTGCAGAATTATTACAGAAAAACGGCATTATACCGATATGCAGCGAAAGATACATAAATCTTAACCCTGATGTGCCGAATTACAGTTCTGTCAGAAGAGTCACTGTTTCTTTTGATGAGCTTGATTGCACCAAGCATGACCGAGAAGTTAGAAAACAGGCATACAGAGATTTTATCAAAGAATTTGAGAGCAGAGTTAATTCAAAAGATATATCTGAAAAACTCTTTGAAACTGAATGTATATTATTGGAGTGTGATAAGAATGGCACAACCTAATTACAGAAAGATATATGCAATCAAGAAAATGAACGAAAAGCGTATCTTAGATGTTTGCCCTGATATGAAACGTAAGAGTGGCATTTATTTCTACACTAGGACTGATGAAAACGGAATATCGTACTTTTATATCGGTCAAAGCGTAGATTGCTTAGAACGTAGTATATCGCACTTGACAGGCTATCAACACATAGATTTATCAATCAAGAAAAGAGGATTTTATAGCGAAAAAAATCCTTATGGTTGGAAGTTGAATGTTATGTACTATCCGAAAGACAAGCTTGACGAAATGGAGCAATATTGGATTTTGGAATACACAAAAAGAGGTTATCAGTGCAGATATAACAAGACGGCTGGCGGTCAAGGAGAGGGTAAGGAAAAGATAAATGAATTTAAGCCCTCTAAAGGCTATAGAGACGGCATACAGCAAGGCAAAAAGGTGTTAGCGAGGGAATTATCATCTATCGCAGAAAAACACCTTATAATCCGCTTAAAGCCAGAAAAAGAGCACAATAAGGTATCGCAGAAACAGTATGAGAAATTTATGGATTTATTGAAAGCGGGTGAAAACAATGAGCAGTAAGTTGCACAAAATACCACATTTCGACACTTATGATGATATAAGAGCTGAAATGCAAAACGATTTACAGTATAGGCTTGCAAATAGAACGGATAAAACATCTCTTGGCAGACCTTTATATTATCGAATAAATGTACAGTTGATATTAACACAGGAATGTCCTTATAGCTGTCCGTTCTGCTTAGAGAGGAAGAACCCTATGCAAGGCGACAATGATTTTACGGCACAAATCGAAGCACTTAAAAAGGTACTGTTGGAACATCCCAATGCGAGACTTACAATTACAGGCGGAGAGCCGGGGCTATATCCTAACCATGTTTCAGAACTAATTGATACATACAAAAAGCATAGCAATAATGTGTTTTGTTCAATCAATACTACTGGATATTCAAAGGAGCTTAACGGATTAGCGCATATCAACCTATCTTATAACGATTATGTGCATAAAAGCCCTAGTGATTTCCCTAATTGCACAGTCCAAACAGTAGTCGAAAATCCAACGATTGAGTATATTAAAGATTTTATGAAAATGGAAGCTGATAATTTTTCGTTCAGATTTTTAAGTGGGCTTGAAAAGAAAGATTATCCTGTAAAAATATGGAATGATTTACAGAATGATGATGATATTGATATTCATACCTTTAGAACCGGTGATTTCTTTGTATATGCAACATTTGACTATATGGGAAAACATGCAAGATTGACATTAGGAGATATGTGGCAGCAGAGAAACAATGACTATAAAGATGGATACTCAAATATTATTATTCATCCCGATGGAACTATCGGAACTAATTGGAGATAAGAAAATAGGAGATTAATTAAATGGCAGAACGTAGAATGTTCACTAAAAAAGTCACTGATGATGATAATTTCATGGCTTTATCATCAAGTGCGCAAGCCTTATATTTGCATTTATCTATGTCTGCTGATGATGACGGATTTTGCAATCAGGTATCAGTTTCCATGTTCAAAGCTCACGCAAGTGTGGCTGATTTACAACAGCTACTGGAAAAAAGATACATTTATCAGTTTGATAATGGTGTGATTGTAATTAAGCATTGGCGCATGGCAAACGCTTTAAGAAAAGACCGGTATACACCAACGAATTTTAAGGAAGAATTAGCAAAATTAAAGATAAAATCCAATGGCGCATACACATTTTCTGATGATGGTTGCCGTGTGGTTGCCAATGGGTTGCCGGATGGTTGCCAAGTGGTTGCCACTTGTCTGCCACAGGATAGTATAGGTAAGGTAAGTATAGATAAGAATAGTATAGTTAAGGATAGTAAAGATAAGGATATAAAAGAAAAAGATATTGATAAATCAATATCTAAAAAGAAAACTGTCTACTACCCTGATGATGCAATGCTAGAGAGTGCTTTTCAGGAATATCTAACAATGCGAAAGAAAATCAAGAAGCCAATATGCACCGAAATGGCATTACACCGAGCCATGAACACTATCGAGAGACTTTCAAAGGGCGATAATGATTTGGCCGTTAAAATCCTCAATCAGTCAGTAGACCATTGCTGGCAAGGGCTATTTGCACTAAAGGACAATGAGCCACATTCAGCCAACAAAGGCACCATTGATTGGGACAATGTGTAAAGGAGTGATAAAAATGGCAGAAAAAGAATACAAGGAAGATATGAAACATAATCTTGCTGAAATGTATGCTAAAAATATGGTTGATTACGGAGTTGATGTAACTAAAGCATGGCAAACGGCAACACAACAATCATATGCTTTAGAAAAAGCATATATCCGTGGTAGACAATACGAAGCAGATAAGTTTATCAAATTGAGAAAAGAATACAATGATGGTTGGATTCCTTGCAGTGAGAGGTTGCCGGAAATTGATGGAAACACAAGTGATATCGTTTTGGTTTGCGGTAGTAATGGTTTTCTGTATATGGCTTTTTGGTGTGATGATTTGCAGTGGAGACTTTGCAAGTGTGGAACGGCTAAAGAGCCGGTTCTTTGGACGGAAATTGTAGCTTGGCAACCACTCCCAGAACCATTTAAGGAGCGTGATTGATATGACGATTGATGAAGCAATAGAATGTGAAAGAAATCATAAATTATATCCTGAATACCATGAGAAGATTGCAGAGTGGCTAGAAGAACTGAAAGAAATGCGAAATAATCAAGGGCAAATTGCAGATTTTTGGTATCAAGAAGGTATAAGTAGAGAATCAAAACTGATTTTTGATAAAATCGAAGAAATAAAAAATAGATATGATAGCGAAGATTTTGCAATAATAGGTATTTTGATTAAGATACAAGAAATTGCATTGGAAAATGCAGAACATCTAAAGGTGGGTGGCGATTCTTGACAAGAGACGAGACAGTTAAAATTATTCGCATAATGTGTGATTGCTACCCCAATTACAAGCCGAGCAATTTATCAGAGACAGTAGATGTGTGGAATATGATGTTGGAAGAATACAGCTACAGTCAAATATCTATGGTATTGAAAACTTACGTGCATTCCGATACAAGCGGATTTGCACCGAGCATCGGACAGCTAATTAACAAACTGCATGAGGTTCAATCCCCACAGGAGCTTAACGAAATGGAAGCATGGTTGCTTGTTAGCAAGGCACTGCGGAATGGCTATTATGGTGCAGTTGAAGAATTTAACAAGCTACCACCACTCGTACAAAAGGCTGTCGGAAGCCCTGATAATCTTAGAAACTGGGCGCTGACGGACAGCAAGAGCATTGAAAATGTAGTGCAGTCAAACTTTATGAGAACCTACAGGACAGTTGTTAATCGAGCGAAGGAGTATCAAAGAATGCCAAAGGATATAAAGGCATTGATTGAAAGTACCAATAAAAGCTCGTATTCGGCTCAAATCAGCTCTAAAAATCAACAGACGATGAAATTATCGCTTGAAGATAATAAAAACCAAAATAAGCCAATTAAAGGTGTTCCAATGCCAAAAGAAATTAAGGAACGTATCGAGCAGATGAAAAGATAGGAGGTAAAGAGGTTTGTGCGCACAATTAAAGCCGGCTTTACTCCTAGCGAAAAATGATAAAAGACAAGTATTCGAGACAGAGATATGAAGAGCGAAAAGCCAGTAACCTTTGCGTGCTTTGCGGAAAACCACTTGATAGAGAGGGTGTGGTTTGTACGGCATGTAACAGCAAACGTACAGCATATGGTCGAGAGCTTTATAAAAAACTACAGGCAGTTGGTGTTTGCCCTAGGTGTGGCAAGAACTTGCTGTATGGTGATGAAAAAAGTTGTGTTGAGTGTAGGGCAAAATCAGCCGAAGCCATGTCAAAAGTACGTGCTACTGATGTTGAAAAATACAACGAGCGACAAAAAGTATGGCGAAAAGCACGATACGAAAAAGACAAGGAAAATGGCATATGCACACGTTGTCGTAAGAGAAAAGCAGACCCGGGGCATACTACTTGCACATTTTGCAGAGAAACAATGAGAAGAGCACGAGTTAAAATGCCTGAAAGAACCGGCAGATATGAACAAGGACTATGTTTTTTCTGTGATAATCCGGTGAAGCCCGGATATAAGGTCTGTGAAAAACACTATCAGCAAAACGTTAAGAACGCAACTTGCGAAAAGGCAAACATAGCACGGCAGGAGATAAAAGGAAGGAATTCACAATGGACTCCTTGAAAGATTTTTACGAGTTTTACCGACCACTGCAAAGGAGATATGACTTGCGAATGTTTTATAAAACCAATGGCAGGGAAACGAAAATAACTATCCGACAGCGAGATAAAGAGCTTGTAAAAGTCACAGAAGAAACCACAGAAGCCTGTTTCATTAGGACGAAACGAGAACTTGAAGAAAGAATGAAAAAATATGAGCAACAAACTAAAACCAAAGAAAAAGCACAAAGAGCCGGATTTTACATGGACAAAGTGCGAAAAAGTTACGCTGAAAAACAGCAATAACCGCAGAAAGCTCGTAAGGCGGTCTTTCACAAACTTTATGGACTTAGGCTACTATGTACTGTATTTACATCATGGGTTTGGCAATAAGCACATTGTAAGGCTTGAAAGAACCATAAATGAGTACCTTGAAAGGGCACAAGCCGAAAAAGAAATGAAAACCGAAACGCTTGCTGAACTTTTGAAAGTGAGATACGGCATTGATGTGCAGAAAGAGATTAATTTAATCCCTATGCAACAGTTGATTAGGATTTATCAGAGAAATAATCCACTCACAATAAACGATACGAGACAGCTCTTAAATGATACGGCATACAGCTACATGGCTTTGGCATGTACGGCACTTAAGCTGATGTTTAAATTGTCGGTTAGGGAAATTAAAGAGTTTATCGCAGAATTTAGGGACTTAATCGACACATTGTATAAATTTAATCAATTCGGTCTGACATTACCAAAGGTGGCACAATGCCTTGCTGATGAAGTTAATTACGTTGATGAAAGGTACATAAAGGTGATTGATTAATGACTTACGCATGGGATAACGACAGTACTCAAAATGCTCACATAAAGCAGATGAGAGATGATAGGCAAAAGCCTATATGGAAAAGCACAGAGACAATAAGGCATACGAGAGATTCAAACATATGCCGGATTATGGGAAAGGAGTACAAAACTATGACAAATAGAGAGAAGTTTGCAGAACAGATTTTAGATATTGCTTGCAGTGGTGACGCAATAGCAGTTAATAAAGTGACATCAGAGCCAATAGCGTGTCATGGAACAGCGTGTGAAGATTGCTTGTTCTATGTTTTAGGCAAGGGTTACGACAGGAACGAAATGAAAAAGTGGGCGAATAGCGAATATGTTGAACCACCAATTGACTGGTCAAAAGTTGCAGTTGATACACCTATTTTGGTTAGAAATAGCGAAGAAGAAGAGTGGGAAAAGAGACATTTTGCAAAATATGAGAACGGAATAGTGTATGCATGGGGTGCGGGAGGAACATCTTGGAGTGCGGTTAGCAGTAATATGACCGATTGGAAAATGGCAAAGCTGACAGAAAGTGATGGAATATTGCCCTTATTGTGGTAAGAATTTATACAGTTAAGTTAAACCAAATATTCAGTAAGCAGAAAGGAGTAGTAATGGCAAAACACGATATTGACAGTTGGATTTTAGATGAAACAGAACTGGCAGAACACTATAAGGATATAGGCAAACCAGAAGGATATGACAGCAAAATGGAACTTGTTGGATTGCTTAAACAGTTAAAAGAGTATCAGCACTTAGAGAAACAAGGCAGACTTATCAAGTTACCTTGCAAAGAAGCGTACACGAAATCAGGAGACATAGTATATCTTATTTATGATGATGAAGTGGTTGAGTGTACCCATTGCGGCTTAGGTATAAATCCTGTTGACGGAAAAGCATATATTGCGCTTGCAACAGATGAAGATATTTTTCCGTACAGAAGACCTATTCCTGAATGCGATTTAGACCCTACAGATTGGTGTACAAATACAATCGATGCAGAAGTAGGTGAAATTGGAAAAACAGTATTCCTCACAAAATCCGAAGCCGAAGCAAAACTGAAAGAATTGAGAGGTGGAGAATGAATAAAAGAAAAGCAATACCTAAAAAAGTGAGACAATCTGTATATCTCATGTATAACGGGCATTGTGCTTACTGCGGTACAGAAATAGCTTACAAAGATATGCAAGTAGACCATGCAACACCACTTAGTATAGGCGGAGTAGATGATATATCGAATTACATGCCAGCTTGTAGGAGTTGCAATCATTACAAAGCCACACTTGATATTGAGGGATTCAGAGACTACTTATCGAGATTGCACAAAAGGCTTATGCGTGACAACATACCCTATCAAGTGGCGGAACGGTTTGGAATCGTTAAGTATGTGTCTGACGATGTAAAATTCTATTTTGAAGAATTGAGAGGTGGAAAGGATGAAGAAAGAAGTTGACGGAGTAATAGTTGAGGCAAAAAGTATTTTAACTGCTCTAAAAATTATCAAGACAGTGTGCGAGGATAACGAATGTCCGACTTGCCCCTTTGGAAAGATTGATAATACAACTGGGAAAAAACTTTGCATGATTAAATGCATAACACCCAATGTATGGATTATTAATGACGAGACTGATGTATGGAGGGCATTACGATGACAAACGCGGATAAGATAAGGAATATGTCGGATGAAGAATTAGCAGAGTTTATGAGCGAAAACACAAGTTACTATTATTGCGGGGTTCGGTGTAAAGATAGACCTAAATCTCCGACCGAAAGCAGTTGTAATTTTAGGTGGCTTGATTGGCTTCAATCAGAAGCAGAATAGGAGAGAATATGGAAGATAGATATTTATACAAGGCAAAAAGGCTTGATAACGGAGAATGGGTGCAAGGATATTATGTAAAAGGTTTAGATATGTATGACAAAGAAGTTCATCTAATATTTGAACCTAACACAATGTTTTATTCTAGCGGAGAGACAGACGGATGGTACAAAGTAGACCCAACCACTATTTGTCGATGTACAGGCTTGAAAGACAAGAACGGCAAGCTGATTTGGGAGAATGACATTGTAAAAATAAATAATAGCAAGGGAAATGTGCTCATAACATTTAGAGATTTTGAAATTATATGTACAATTCCTAACGAAAAATATTATAAGCACAGGCTTGAATATGATACTGAATATGAAGTTGTCGGAAACGTCTTTGACAATCCGGAGTTATTAGAAAGCGAGGGATAACATGACAGAAAAGAATAATAAAGAACCAAGTCCATGTAGCGGTTGCAAATACGAGAAAAGTACAAACATAAAGGAACTTTTAGCTTTTTGTACACATTGTAAAAGAGCTTATTCCCACGAAGAGGATAGGAAAATTCACAAGGATAGGTATGAGGAGGATATAGCATGACAGAGAGTGAAGCAATTAAAATCTGTAATACTATTGTTTTTGCAACATCCTTTAGTAATCCCCAAGGGATACCACTAAATACAACTAAAGAGGAACTTACAGAGGCAATGAGAATGTCAATACAGGCACTTGAAAAGCAGGTATCGAAGAAACCGGATTTTACAGAAGATAAAGAATTTGCTTTATGTCCTTGTTGCAATGGTAAGGGCTTACTTAACAAACAGAAATATTGTGATAATTGCGGTCAGAAAATAGACTTAGATTGGAGTGATGAAGAATGACCGGCATAACAACAGTAGTATACACTGCCCTCATAGTATTCGGCATAATCGGTCTGACAGAGGTAACGTTTGCGTGGTACGACATTCACGGACGAGATAAGACCGATGATGAGATACAAGAGCAGCGGTGCAGTGAAAATATTAAACGTTAATTAATTTATCAGAAAGGAATAGGTTGTGCGCACATAAAACCGAGGTTTCCTTTTGGTAAGAGAAAATGTTAGATTTTGGATATTACAACATGGATTGTATGCAAGGAATGAAAGAATTTCCTGATAAATACTTTGACCTTGCGATTGTAGACCCACCATTCGGGGGGGCAATCCGATGAATGGGAAAAGAAAAAGCGAGGCAGATTTGGAGGGTGGTTCGACAAATATCATATTGACAGTGGGGACTATCCCTAGCTCTAATTGCTGCAGAACAGGCGGAACTTGGTCGAAAAAGTATCAGACTAATGGAAATGTAGAATTAAAACAAGATATTAGGCACTGGGATATAGCACCAAGCAAGGAGTATTTTGAAGAATTATTTAGGGTTAGTAAAAATCAGATTATATGGGGCGGTAATTATTTTAATCTACCACCAACAAGATGTTTTATTGTGTGGGATAAAAAGAATATTTCAGAAGATTTCTCTATGGCGATGTGTGAGTACGCTTGGTGTTCATTTAATGGTAATGCAAAAATGTTTAGGCATATCCCGCAAGGAAATACTAATGAAAACAGAATGCACCCAACACAGAAGCCTGTAGCACTATATGAATGGCTATTAAACAGATACGCAAAGCCTAATGACATTATACTTGATACTCATGTAGGTAGTGCGAGCAGTCTAATAGCTTGCTATAACACAAATCATAAATTTGTTAAGTTTGAGCTTGACGAATACTATTACAAGGTATCAAAGCAGAGGCTAGATACCGAAATGGCACAAATGAGATTAAGCGATTTTATGTAGAGGTGAAACAATGAAACACTACAAACCAATTAAATGTGTAGTCTGTAGCAAGACATTTACACCGACCGCAGCTAACCAAAATACGTGTTGTGAAGCACATAGACAGCAGAGAGCTACGGAATTAAGAAAAATCAGAGAAAAGAAAAGACTCAAAAGAAAGCCTGTTAAGAAAAACAAACTTGCGGAAATCTGCAAGATTGCTAAAAGTAAAGGTATGAGCTACGGACAATATATGGCAGAGCAGTATAAAAAGGAAGTGATGATAAGATGAATAGCAGAACTATAAGTGATATAGAGCCATTTGAAAGACAATGTGTATACGAGGACAACAAGCCGTGCAACGGTTCATGCCGATACTCAAATACTTGTATACACAGTGCGAACAAAACCGAAGAATAGGAGACAGGTCTATGAAGTTTTCAAAACTGACTAGACCGGAACTTGAAGAAATTTTGAAAAATGCCAATTTCACCGATGAGGAAGCGGAAGTTTTTAAGCTGTTAGTTGCTGATAAAAGCCTTGAAGAAGTATCACAGAGACTATTAATCTCAAAAACAACCACTTCCCGGAGAGTGGCAGACATTAAAGAAAAGATAGAAAGGAGTCGGGCGATGATTAACAAAGTGCCAATATGGGAAAAGGTAACGCTGACGATTGATGAAGCCGCAGAATACAGCAATATCGGAGTGAACAAGCTCCGAGAAATAACAAACAACCCAAGGTGCCAATTTGTTATGTATGTCGGAAAGAGACGATTAATCAAGCGAAAAGAGTTTGAGAAGTATATCGCAGAGTCGATAGAGATATAATCAAATGTGGACTTATGTAGCCTTATGTGATATTATAATAAATTGCATAAGGCTTTTTCCATAAGTGAAAGGAGCGAAAAATTTAAT